AATTGAGAGCCATCAGTTGCAACAATACCAGCCCTAGTAAAATTAGAGGTATTGTTATTAGCAGCTATTGTTGAGGCAGCAGTGGAAATAACTGCACCAATATAAGCTGCATAGTATCCAGTAGTCGTTGAACCTAATTGCAAGGTTATATTTTCATCATCTACGCTACCAGTTCCACCAGTTAAGAAAATCGCATAAGCATCATAAGTTGCTGAAAAGGCGGCGGTAACAGTAACGCTGCTCACAGCAGAACCGATAACTTGACTTTTAACTAAAGTCAATCCAGCACCAGCAGGCGCAGCCCACTTTAATCCAAGACTTTGTGTTGAATCGGCTGTTAAAATATGCCCATTAGTTCCAATTGGGATTCTTGCGTCAGCGGTATCAAATCCGAATAAATCGCCTTTAGTTGTAAGCGGAGTCTGGTCTGCGGTCGTTGCCCATTCAGGAGCTGTTCCACCAGAATTAACTCGCAACACTTGATTGGCAGTTCCTAATGGCAAGGCAGTATTTACATTAGCGGTTGCTGATCTATAAGCAAGGGCGCCAGTTGTTGTCTGTGGGTTTAAGTTCTTTGTCGTTGTATCGATTGAGCTTCCCAATGTGCGAATTGCAGCTGCGCCATCCTTGACGAGATCAGTATCGTCAGGAGTGTCCCAGCCGTAATTAGTAGTCGTTGCCATTTAGTCTCCTATGCCACAATTGTAGCGTTATACCATTCCAGTAATGGGTTTATTGTATTCCAACTCTCTACCGCTGGGACTGAGTTCCAACGGAAGGCTTGAAGGCTGAAAGCTATAGGCGATAGGTTCATTGTCAGGTCTAGGCGGTTAAGACTTGCAGTCCAAGTCCAACCCTCAACAAATCCTTGAAATTCGCCATTGGTCATATTGATTGGCAGATTAGTAATATTTAACGGCATACCCATAAATACATTTAGAAGACTATCTCGGTCAGAATCATCAATTTCTGTATTGGCCGTAGTAAAGGTTATCTGCCTTAGGGCAAATTGAGGATAAGCGCGGATAAGTAGATAGAAGGCTGCTTGGGCTTCGGCATCGTGACTGTGGCGAAGGGTTGTAGAAATTGTGGTAGCTAGTTGGCCGTAAAGGGATATAGAGGCTGCATCCTCATCTGTTACTGATGCGCTGCCAATGCCATAGCCGACTGTAATTGCGTTGCGGACATCTCCAGCGCGCTTGACTATTGAAAGAGCTGGGCCAATGGCGTGATTGCCATCAAGATCAACATAGCCGTTAGTCGCTAGATATTGGCTTCGGTGTGTTGAATCGGCATACCCAATACGGCCCTGAGCATCCTCATATAAATAACCTAAACCGCTAGTGGCATACCGAGAAGCTAAATTATAAACTGTGTCGTTAAGGCCAGTCTCAGAATGCAACTCATAATCACCGGGAGTATCTATTTCGCCTAGTCCGCTATTTTCTGCATCCTGCCATTGAGTAGTTGCGTCATAATCGTTCCAAGCCTCTGCCGCTGGCACTTCATTCCATTGGTCAAATAATACGCCGCTAAGCAATTCCTCAATGCGCTCTCCATCAAATTGATGAGCAAAGTTGCCAGTATAAACTGCCCTGGCAAGTCGCGCTAAAGATCCTACTGCAACAATTCTTATCTGCTGGCTGGTAGCTGTTAATCCTGAAGTCTGGACTGTAATTCCTAAATCAGTAATAAAGCCGCCAAAGAGATTGACATAAGCGCCAGTAGAGTCTTTGACTTCTATTGTTACTGCGTCATTTACTTCATATGGAACTGCAGCTTCAGCTGTCTCTATAAGACTTAAATTGCAGTAACCAGCAATCGGCTGCTGATAAATGTCGGTGCGACCCGAGGTAATAGTTAAGCCGCTTAGGGTTGCGCTAGTAACTGTAACGCCATCAACCTTAACTCTATAGACTGGATTCCAGAGGGTCATTGCGCTACTAGACCGCCAAGTATTGCGCCCCCACCGCCGTTGCGAGCGTTGCTAGTGTTTAATGCTAATACTACGGCCCGAGTAAATCCTTCTTCATCTATTGCGCTTGGGGCATTAACATTGATAGTGACACCAGCGTTATTGGCTGCAACTGTTCCAGCGACATTAAATCCAGAAGGGATGGCATTACCGCTAGGAACTAGAGTTGAGGGAGTGCTAACTGCTGATCCCGATGGGACGCTTGGGGTGGTCGATGGCTTAGGAGCTGGGGGAAGGCTAGGGCTTGGAGCTGTTGAAATCTTTGGAAGTGATGAACTACTTGGAGTGCTAGGAGCTGAGAATGAAGGCTTAGAGATAGTAGCGACATTAGGCAAAAGTGGGACGGCATTATAAGCCCGAATAAGGACATTTATTGCATCAATGGCAAAATTTACCGCGCTCTTTATTCCATTAACTACAAAGCCAATTACATCAAGAACGCCACCAGCAACCTTGCCGATGAAGCTAAGCGCTGCGCCAAGATTGTTAATCAATACGGGAACTACAAAATCTTTAATAAAGTTATAGAGGATAGTTAGAGAATCCTTATTTCTGGCAATTGCATCGGTAACTGGCTTTAGTGCTGAATCTTTGAACTCAATAAATTTAGGAATAACTGTGTTTATAAAGTAATCCAAAAGTCTTTGAAGGGTAGGCAATAAAGCAGCTCCTACTGATTCTTTGGCTTCATCAAAGCCGACTTTAAGTCTAGCAATTTGACCTTCAAAAGTATTCGCTTGAACTGTAGCTGCCCCACCAAAGGTTTCGGCTAATTGCTTTACAGTTCCTTCTAGTCCAAGGGTTTTGATTTCAGCAGCAGACAAGCCAACACCTAAACGCGTTAGAGAGCCTGTATTGCCTTCATAGGCTTTACCCAAAGCATTAGATACTGCCTCTACACTTTTACCAGTAGCAGCTGAAATATCTAAGGCTAAGTTTAATAAATCTTGGGACTCAGTTACTGATCCTGTGGCAACTGCTAGGCGCTGCAGCGCTGGACGCAATTGGTCATCAGCAACTCCAGTAGCCAAAGAGGTTTTAAGTATCTGCTCCTCAACGGCTGAAATCTGAGCTTGCGTTGCGCCAGTAACATTCTTTAGGGCATTGGCTAGACGGAGTTGGGCAGCCTCATCTTCAATTGCTGCCTTGACACCATCAACGGCTAACTTGACTGCATAGGCTGCTGCTGCCGCTGCTGCTGCTGCAAAAGCTGCTGCTGCAACCTTGCCGAACTTCTCTAACTTACCGCCAAAGCCCTCAACCTCTTTAGAGCCAGTATCAAGATTTTTCTTAAGATCAGCGACATCGGCAAGAATCGAGAGTTTAAGCGTTCTACTGCCAGCCATTACTTATCCCACTCTTTCAATATTTTGGAAAATGCTTCTTGCCATTTTTTAATCAATTCAGGCTGAATCTTACGAAGGGTTGGGTAGATAAAGTAGCCAGCGTTTCCCTTACCTTTGCTGGGTGTTCTTCTGGGGAACTGACGCAAGCGATTACTTCCAAATTCATAACCTGCCCAGAGTTTTTGTGTGCTACCGCCACCAGAAAAGCGCTGACTTGCAAAGCCGTAAGAGAACTCTCCGATTTTGGAACTGGCCGAGACTTTAACGCCTGTTGCAATTCTTCTAACTGCTTCTTGACCAAATGTCCTCGTAAGGGCATAGGCTTTGATTTCATTTGCTGCGTAAGTAGCCAGCGCGCTAGATTCTGATTTAGCTTGGCTAACGGCTTCATCATCCATCGCTTTGAACGCGGTAATGATTGATCGGAGCTCGCGCTTGTCATAGCTGATTGGTAACTCATCTGCCACCGCTACGCTCCTTTAATATATCTATGGCCGTCATTACTTGGTCTATATCTGTCCAGTAAGGCATTGGAATCCCAGTTGCGATAGCAATCTCGATGATTAGTCGGTTGATGCTTCCGGGCTTGTAACTTTTGGGCTTTCATCTCCAATCGTCATTTCCTCAACTGTCAGCTCCCAAATCTCTTGGGACTTGGTTGGCTTTCCTGCTGCTTCGCGCTTATACGCAAAGTAGGCAAGGTCTAAGAAGTCCGCTTGCTGATAAGCCGTTATATCCTTCATCGAATAAATCGACTTACCAGTTTTGCGTTCCCACTTAGCCCATTCTGGCAAGCCAGCTTGGTAAGTAGCTGATTCGCCTGAGCTGTATTTAATTGTAATTGATATTTTCATAGCTCCCGATGCTCCGATCTCTTAGCTGAAGGTCTCTGTTGGTGTTCCAACGACTGTCATCGTCCAAGTGTCGGTAAGTGCTCCAGGGGCAGCTCCACCAGCAGTTGGGAAGATTGGCAATACATTGAAAGCAAATACTGCGCCAGTTACGGCTGTGAATGAAACTGCAAGTGTGGTGTTAGGTGCAGATTCTGCATCTGCCCACATTGCTTCAAATAGAGAGCCTGTAGCTCCCCAATCCTGAAGTAACTCAATTGTAAAAGTCCATTGCTTATCTACGGACTTATAAGCGCGACCATCAAGGGTTTGATAGGTTTCGATAATTGTGTCGCAGCTTAGAACTGCGCTGGTTGCTTGAGCATCGTATGCGAATGTATCTAATGTAAAGGTCACATCGCGCCCAGTTACTACTGTTGTTGGCATTTGGGTCTCCTTATGTGGTTTGCTCGTAGCGGACGCTCAAGCGAATATCAGAAACGAGCAAGGTTGTCGTTCCCACTTCAGTTACCGAAGGTCTTTCGACTATTGATAACTCATACTTGGAAGCATTAAGTGCTCCAAGAATACTAATGACCATTTGCTCTAAGTTATCTAAAGCAGCGGCATTGCTGAAATACGCAACGCAAGCGGTGATGGTGTAATTTAATTTAACTCTAGTTGTGCTCTTACCTAAGACTTCAAGCTCCATATAGGGCGAGTCTGGAATGACAATAATTGCTGGAACGATGGGTGCTTCTGGAACTGAGTCGTAGATATTAGCGCTTAGACCAGATAGGGCAGTTTTGAGAGCGCCTCTAACATCTGTAGCAATTGTGCTGGCTGGCATCAGCCCACCATAGTTTCAACATCAAGATAAGGCCCTAGTAAGCCAGTTACCTTGGCAAGTAAATTCTTAGATAGGCGGTAAGGGGTTACTGCAAAATCAACGCCTTCTATTGATCCTCCAGCTGCGGTTCTTGCTTGGAAGATTTCAACGGAGATAGCCAGAACAGAAGCTTCAACATTGGCATTTCCGACATAGGTTGATAGTCCAGAGAGCGCAGCATTTCCGGCTGGGATAACATTCTTTTCCAATATGTCTGCATTGGTGATTGCAACGGCGAATTCATAATCTGATAATCCATCTGCTAAAACTGTGTGTGTGCCGTTAAATGGAGTTCCGCAGCCAGTGATTACTACGGATTGGCCCTCGGTAAATTCTTGCATTGTTGCAGTAATAAAATAAGCAACATTATCCTCAAGTCTTACTTTGTTAATCTTTGTCTGAAAAGTGACCAGCATTGGAAGAATAATATTTTCAGAAGCATCCACTATGTCATTTAGATAAGCATCGTTATATAGGGATGACGAAACGCCAAGAATTGTCCTAAGCTCTGAAGCCGTAACTATCGTAGGCATTTCGCCATCCTTTCAAGCAGTTAGGTGAGCGGCCAGCTCGGGAGCGGACTGGCCGTCACTACTAGGGTTTTATCAGGTTAAGTTAAAGTGGCAAGAACCATTCGCAACTTTGACGGCAAGTGCGCCGTAACCATAGTAAGCAACCTCAATCTGGCCGTTTAGAGCCACATTTGTTTGCAGACGGAATCTGCTGGATTCATACCAAGTGTAAGAATCAGGATTGATTACAATCATTGATCCATCTCCGACAGGAGAAGCGCTTAGGAGACTACCGAGGGCGCGAGATACATATAGATTAAGTCCAGCAACATTACCGCGAAGGCTTTGTGGGCTTACTGCTCCACCTGCATTTTGTGGCTGTGAAGCTGTGTAAATTGGACGACCTGAATCGTTGTAGCTCATAATCTTTGACCATTGCTCTGGTGTAACAATTAAGTTTTGAGCAAATCCAAGAGAATCAGAATAAACTTCAGCAGCTGCCTCAGCAACAAACTCAAGTAATCCTGTTGCGCTATTTGCTTTGGCTGTTGGTGCTAATTGGCCGTTCGCAACAATTGTAGTAGCAACAAATTTATCAGTTGCAAATGAGTAAGCATATTCCATCTGACGGACTAGCTCATCAAAGAATACTGGGTTGCTTCGGTCAAGAAGTTCAACGGAGAAGGTCTGGCCACCTGCATACTTATTAACATTTACTGTTAGGAAGCTGTTGGTCATTCCTGTCTCGACAATTGCATCGCCTTCATTCTCATCTTCAACTGTTGGAACGGCTGTAATCTTTGGAATCTCAAAGCTCATACCAGCATCTGGTAGAACTCCGCGAGAGATTGCATCAATTGTTGAACGATCAGCATTTGATAAAGGATTGATAACTTCAGTTAGCTGACGAGTTGGAATTAGGCCAGCATTATTGGAAGTCGTATCATCTGCTGCCATAACATACTGACGAGCAGCGTCATCACCGAGCTTAGCGCGAACGCTATTCTCAAGATATTTTGCCTTGGTGAATTCAAGGCGAGGTGCTGTGTAAAAGGCTGGGCGAGACGCCTCAACCATATTTGCTTTAGCTGCTTCAACCGCTTCTTCAACGGCAGGAGCAGGAGCAGTAGTGTCAGACACTTGGTCTCCTTCGTTTGGGTTCTCTGAATCAGCGGTTGCTAAATCAGAATCTTCTTTTGGTGCTTCATTCTCAGAAGCTGCTACTTCGCTTACGCGAGCAGAATCAATTGCAGGATCAGTTACTAGAGATACTTCATCTAGGGTCGCTGAGGTAATCTGCATAACGCCTTTGTTATTTGTCCATTCGTTAATCTGTGCTCCAACGCTAAATCCATCGCGTAGGCCTTCAGTTGCTTCAATTAGGGCATCTTCTCCAGCCATAGTATTGGCAATCTTAAAAGTTGCTTCAATACCAGATTTAGTTACATTGTGAGAAACCATTTTGCCAATTGGTCGAGTGCGGTCGTGCTCAAGAAGCAACTTAACTGGTTTCATTTCAATTGAATCAGCTGCAAAGACTGTTGGGCCAACTGAAGTATTGCCTTGCTCGTTCCAAGTGACAATAGTGCCAGTTATAGTGCGCTTAATTGTGTCGGCCGCTGTTACGACCATTGGGATATTAACTTTCATTAGGTATTAAATCTTCCTCTCGTTGAATCTGCTCAACGCTCATCGCGCCAATGCGGTTTAGAATTTCATAAACTTGAGCTCTTTCTAATGCGTTACCGCGTAAGAAATCGTCAAGTGCAAAGCGCACCATTACTGGATTAGGAACAAAGTCCGGCAATGATAAGCGTTCCTCAATCGCTTTAAGGATTGGGCGAAGTGAGAAATCGACAAGGCCGCGTCTTTCCGATACGGCGTTAGAATAAGTCATTGAAGTTGTTTCGGCGCTTAGGAAATAGGCTGGAATATTGCAAGCCCTGCTAAGTTCCAGCGCCACATACTGGCGGCCTTCCGCGAGCTGTAACGATTTAGGATCAAAGCCAAATTGCTGTAATTCTACATCTGCATTTAGAAAAGCTGTTGAGCGAGATTGGCGAGCAGTTTTCCAAGCAGTTAGCAAGGATGAAATTCTTTCGGCAGTTAGATTAGTGCCATTAGACTTTAATACCATTGAAGGTGCTGGCTCTTTAGCATAATTGACTGCTGCGTTCTCTAAATAAACTGCTGCTGCAATTGTTTTCCCAGCTCTGTGGAGCAATCCTTCATCTCCGCCATCGAATCTGATAATCGAACCTACGCCATTGAGCGGAACTGACTTACCATCAACTTTGTAGCCAGTAATTGTGGTGTTAAGGAAATCTGTATCAACTGTAACGCGTTCTGGACTTACGCGAGTCCAAGCTCTTACGCGTCCGCCATCGGTGGCGCTATACATCTCAAGCACTTGACCATAACCAGCGCCATATAGCCAGATATCTTCTGCAAGCCAGCAATAGATTACGAATCCTGCAACTCTTGGGTCTGGCTGATTGATAACTCTGTGTGGATCAACATACTGGCCAGTAATTCGATTGAAAGTTGTTAAAGGTAATGAGCCAATAGTTCCGCAGATGATATTGCGAGCTCTTGCAACGGATGGAACGCTCATTGCTAATTGGCGAGTGGTATTAGTTGCACCGCCAAGAATATTATAAACTGAATCTGAAATCTGAACTGGTGTTAGAGCTGCTTGAACATCAGTAACGGCAATAGGGCGCTTGGCCTCAACTGCTGGAAATAGGAAATCTCTTATAGCACCCATTGCTTACATTGTAAGCGAGCCGACTTACACTATTTGAATATCAACGCTACTTTCAGCCATAGTTGCATAGTGTGTTGCTAGAGCCGATGCAATCGCTCCGCAAATTGTCGTATTACTTACCTTGCGACCCATTACCCAGCCGCCGTCACCGAAAGGGAGTTTGACGGCGGATAGGCATTGTTTAGTTAGCTCATCTTGTCCCGAGTGAGCCAACCGCTGAGATGAGATTGCTCCCAGTAACTCATCGCAGCTTTGCGCATAGTCAAGGCCATCTATAGGCTCAACCCTAATACCAGCAGGAGCTAATCGCGCAGCTACTGCCGAGGCGGTTCTGGCTGAATAGGCAACCAACTGAACTGGATACTTTCGCACCCATTCCGCTACATCATTAGCCATTGCTTTATCGTCCAGATTGGCAGGGTTATGCCAAGTCTGAAGCAATATGACTTGGAACTTATCCCCTTCAAGTCTTTGACTAGCAACTAGCGCCGCTTCTTTTCTACTAGGGCTTAGATCAATAGCCAACCAAGTATCAGATTCAGGGTTGAGTCGAAGTCCCTCAACTTTGCAACTCTCCCACTGAGACGGATTGATAACTGGGTTAATCGTATCGACCCATTGACATAAGACTTCTGTGCGCACAATATCTTCGGGGTCTGACAATACGGCTCGGATATTATCTGGATGGACTGTTATGCCAAGTGATGGATTAGCTTGGCAGACGCCTAGCCAGAAGTCCGGGGAGTTGTCAAACTTAATGCCTTGAGGCGCTGACCATTCAAACCAGCCAATATCATCATTGCTACCAAATATCGCAGCCATCGCTCTTTCCCTCAGTTTATTTAAAACTATGCTGTGTTGATCTCCAGCATTGCTATAGACCCATATTTGAGGATTGGCTGAGGCCATTTGCGTATAGCGTAGGGCAGACCAGACATCCTCATCTTTATACTCTCTAGCTTCGTCTAGGTGTATCGTTTCAGGGGCTGCAATGCCTCTACCAGCCGAGTTATTGGCCCTGACGATATATCGGCGGCCTTCAGTAAATTGAAGCTCTTGAAAGCCTTTACTTTCTAGTTTTTTTGTAAATTCAGCAGCTAGCCTTGGATTCTGTTCAATAATTCCATAGATTTTATAGAATAGCTCCGCTGAAGTAGTTAGCTTATGAGCCGTATGGACTTGCAGCTTTTCCTTTAATACATAGATTCTAAATAGGATTTGAAGCGCCATAAAGGTTGATTTACCCTGTTGCCGAGCGCATAGCAAGGTGACTACTGGATGAGCCCATCGGCCATCAGGTTTGTATTTTAAAGTATGGTGAGCCAGCCATTGTTGCCAAGGCATCAAAATAAAGCCGATTTCCTCGCAGAATTTAATCATTTGCTCGCCATATGAGGGGTAATCATTGAGTTTAGTGTGGATTCTGGGTTCTGGCACACCTCGGTAAGTCGATTCGTCCCTGATACGGACAATCTCACCCAATTCAGCCAGAGCAATCTCTTTCATTCTGAATAGTGCCTAGCCGAGCCATTTTCAGGGAAAATCTTCCCAATGGGGGTCGTGGGTCTGCTGGCGCGTTCAAAAAAGGTGGGGGTCATACGATCGCGCTTAGAACTATTGCATTGAGTGCAACAAGCCACCATATTAGAAGCTTCATCAGTGCCACCCTTGCTTATAGGTATTAGATGATCAACTGTAGTGGCTTCAAGGCCGCAGTAATGACAGGTATTGTAATCTCTTTGAAGCACTTGAAGTCTTGTCTTTTGGTAGTAGCTGGAGTTATAGCGTCTGCTCAATGCCAGCCCTTGGTCTCTAAATGTTGCAAGGCATCGCAAGCGCATTGATATCTATGTCTTATGTATTTGATATGTGCATCTATCTGCTGCCTAGGGCTAAGGTCTCTATACCAAGTAGAACGCATCTGACCAAGGCCATAGTGTGATCCATTACGAGCCTTTGGATTCCATCTACTCTCTTTATAAATTAACCAGTTATAACATTGAAACTCTTGCCAATCTAATTTGTTGTAAGCATAAAGCTTTAGATTCATATCTGCTTCTGATGATTGTATAGATATAGCCTGTAAGGCCAGTAGCATCAGCGAAAGGCAATAGGCTGTCCTAACCTTCGCTGAAGGGCCAGCTATGCGCCCGCGCTTTGGCGTTATGGTAATGCCTCTGTCAAATATCTTACGCATTGACTTACTCCTTATCTCACTATATGGACAAGTTTTATTAGTATTTACTAGAAATCAACCCCATCAGGCATATCCATATGGTCATCTATATCTCTCCATATTGGGTATATGTCATCTTTCACTCTAACTCCCATATCTTCTTAAACTCTAACTGGCCTGATTGAAAGGCGTCTTTCAGCCTTTCCCTGCCATCACTATGGAACTTAGTAACCAGATAGGGCTCAGCTATTGTGCCTTCTAGCCATTCAACTCTTTCACCATTTGGATCAATAACATCATCGCCATTTATATAATGGAACTTATCTAATATTGCATCGCGAGATGATTCTCGGACTGTCTCAACTATTTCGCTAGATATATTGCTCTTTACCCATTTGACGAACTCGCGCTCGTTCTTGATTACCCACTTAAACTTAGGCTTACTAGTAGTCACATAAGCAATCACATCATCACCATATTCAGCCTTGACCCTATCTGCTCCTATCTTGTCCATCTCTGTCTGTAGTGCAGCTCTTAGCCTATCCTTGGCCTTCTTAGCCTCATCAGCTATCAGACTGACCGCTGCCAGTTCTAGGCTCAGTTCTTTGATTCCCATTGCGCTCCCTTTCTTCTTGCCTTCTTAATCTGGTCTCAAGTGATGCCAGATTGATACCACAATCCTTGGCTATAAACTCCTTATCAAATCCCCACTCCATTAATTGACGGATATATTTAATAGAGTGGGGCTTGCTCACTTCTTCCCTGCCCATCCTTCTCCTTTGAATATTGCTGGCGTTGGATGCCATACGCGCCACATAGGCACATTGCAATTATCGCAGGTTACTTCATATTTCTGTACTATTGATGCAACTAACTCTCTTGATTTATCGCATTTATCGCAGCGATATTCATAAATTGGCATTGTATGGCCTTTCCATAGTGCTATTGCCTGTCCAATACTTTTCGCTCAGCTTCTCAAAACCAGCTGCTAATCGACATACTCGACACTTACCCGATTTCATCTTCCATCCACCGCATTGCTCGCAGCGCACAATATCGTCCTCTTTACTAGCTACGCGATCAGATGGATAGATAATGCGCTGAAGGAAGCATCGCTGGCACTCAACCAACCATACTTCCTCTGGCGCTTCAGACACATCCTCAGTGTTAAACCGCTTTAATTCGATATGCGGTGTAACTAGCTTGCAATTACTGCAAGGAAAAGGGTGTGCATCTTTAATCATTTCTGAAAGACCCAATGCCCATCTGAACCAACTCTCATCCATTTAGCAGGATGACCGGACTTAGGCGTAGGACAAACCCAACCCCTATATTCCTTGCCCTCCTTTGTGCCAGTCTTTAAGACCATTGGTCCATCTCCACCAGAACAAAGGGGTATTTCATCAATTATGTCAGCACCTAATTGGTCTGCTATTGCAGTTACATCCCAAACAATTGGCTCAGGATCATTAGGGCGTTGCTCTTTTATGAATTCCGCAAGAGCTGGCTTAGTCGTTTCAATTGCCTTCTTTGGGCTTTGTTTAATCTTAGCGAAGTATCCAGCGAGGTTAAGTGCGCGTCCCAACGATCCAGTTTCCGCAAGCTCCAGTGCATATTGCTTGGATTTAGACTCACTGGATAGACCTGTAGTCCAAGGGTGTGTGTCAGCTTCAGTGCGATATAACTCAGTTTTAATGATATAGACATCGCAATTAGCCACAAGCGACTCCGCCAAGATATGAGTCTTGATTCTATAATCTGGATAAGCATTTATAAACTCCTTTAATCGGTCTTGAACACTTACATAATCATCTAGGTAATTCGACATCTAACTTCTCTCTCCCTGCGAAATCATTTATCGCATCTTCTAACTGTTCTTTCAATGAGTAAAATGTGCCATCTGGCCAGTTCTGTGCATCATCGGCGCAAGGCTGGCAATAGAACCTAACCTGAGCCTTTCGAAGCGGTGTCTCGCTTTGGACTTTCCAGACTGCTGGTGTTGTAGCTCTTAAATCCCAGCCATTCTTATTTTGTCCCCAGCGATATTTGCAGTAGTCGCAGTATTGATTGCTATTGTGATTGCGAGTCAGACTCAATGTCGTCCCAATCTTCTGGTGTCGAAAATCGTAATCGACCCAAGATAGCGGCATATCCAATGAGATCGAGATACGAATCTTCGCGCTCTGGACTTTCCACCATTCTTGAGAGTTTGGTCGCGATAGCAATAAGCGCCAAGTCAGCTGGGTCTCGGAGCTGAATACCGAGTGCTTTACTGATTTTGAAAATGCGTAATAGATTGTGCCTCGGGTCGCCATACTCGATGCCCCTGTCGAATAGTGTGTTTCCAGCACTTTCGAGCCATTCATTTAATGATTTCTGTGTATCGGACACTTGCTCTCCCTCTCTTATATCCTTCATTAAAGGCTTTAGCTTTGGCTGAACTCCAAAGAGCCCATAAGTAAAGGCCGAAGAATGGAACGCCGATGGTTATTGCAAACACTTGCGTATCAGATAAATTAGGCAACATCTGCACTCACCCCATATTTATCAAGCCAATATGCAGAGATTTCAGCCTTTGATAGACGGCCTCTAAGCTGCTTCTTACCCATCCGCTCTTTAGCGAATCGTCTTATTATTGATCCCTTAACCCAATTTGTCTCATCAGTCCAAGCCCCTGCTTGAGAATCAAATC